CGGGGGTCACTCCGACAGCCGTAAGCCTTCAATTCTCTGGGACGAACCCCATTTCCCCTGTCGTGGCGTTGGCCATAGAACGGGTATGTGGGTTCCCGGCGAAGGTGACCATGGTCGAGCAGGCCTTGGAGATATTGGAAAGAGAGAGGATACAATGGGACGCAACAACGAAATCATGTGGACAGAAGGCGAGGTCAAAGTGCTCACGGAGCTCTGGGGCCAGCACACGAGCACCGAGATCGGAGAGCGTCTCGGGCGCTCCAGAAATTCAATTATCGGCAAGGCCAAGCGACTGAGGCTCACGGAGAAGGGCGGTCATAAGAAGGGTGGGCCCAAGCGGCTCAAGCTCCCGGCTGGGCTGAAAAAGATGAAACGAGAGATGTCCGGTGGCACCAAGGCCCGTATCAATTCCGTGCGCATCCGGAGTAAGTTTCCCGCACAGCCGCCTCGCCGGCCCCACCGAGCGCCGATCATGGATTTGACAGAGGGCCATCATCGCAATCTGAAGATTGTCGACCTTGGATCTCACCACTGTCGCTGGATCATTGGATCAACGCATGGCGCCGAGACCGTCTACTGCGGCGACGACGCGGAGACGACATCGTGGTGTGAGTTCCATCAGCAGAAGGTGTTCCGTCTCGCTTCCGCTTGATCATCGTGTAAACGACATCTATACCTCTGGACATGATCAGTGCAGAGGCACTCGGGTTGAACCTCAACATATCGACTGAGGAAATAGCCAGTCTCCCCCTCGACGAGCAACGGCAGCTGCTGAAGCTCGTCGGGGAATACGAGACGCACGTCACCCGGGACAGGGCACAGGCCGGATTTCTCGATTTTGTCCATGAGGTGTGGCCCGGGTTCATCCACGGAAAGCACCACGAGATTATGGCAGACGCCTTCGAGCGCGTCGCCTCTGGCAAGTTGAAGCGCCTGATCATCAACATGCCGCCTCGCCACACGAAGTCCGAGTTCGCCTCGTGGCTTCTCCCAGCGTGGTATCTCGGCAAGTTCCCTGATCGTAAGGTCATTCAGGCATCCCACACCGCGCCCTTAGCTGTCGGCTTCGGCCGGCGTGTGAAGAACCTCGTCGACAGCGAGGACTACCAGAAGATCTTCGATACCCGTCTGGCGGCCGATGCGAAGGCCGCTGGCAAGTGGTCCACCACACAGAACGGTGAGTATTTCGCCATCGGTGTTGGCGGTAACGTGGCTGGTAAGGGCGCCCACGTCTTCATCATCGATGACCCCCACTCTGAGCAGGACTACATCGACGGCCAGTTCAATCCTGACGTCTGGAAGAAGGTCTACAACTGGTACATGACCGGTCCAAGACAACGTCTCCAGCCGGGCGGGGCCATGGTCATCGTGATGACCCGCTGGAACAAGCAGGACCTCACCGGAGCGCTGGTGAAGGACTTCATCCAGAAGGAGGGCGCCGAGTGGGAGATCATCGAGCTGCCCGCTATCCTCGGTGCCGGCCAGATCGGCGACCCAACTCTGTGGCCGGAGTTCTGGGATCCGGAGGAAATCTACAACCTCAAGCGTGAGCTGCCAATCGGACCGTGGTCGGCGCAGTATCAGCAGGATCCGTCCTCTGAAGAGGCCGCCCTCATCAAGCGTGACCACTGGCAGGTGTGGGACAAGGATGAACCTCCTGAATGTGAAGCCACCATCATTGCATGGGATACCGCCTTCACCAAGACCGAGCTATCCAACTATTCAGCCTGCACCACGTGGGGGGTGTTCAAGCGGGTCAACGAGGACGGGAAGAAGGTCAACGCCGTTATCCTGCTCGACGCCTTCAAGAACAAGTGGGAGTTCCCGGAACTGAAGGCGGTGGCCCTGCAGCATTACAAGGACAACATGCCGGACATGTTTCTGATCGAAAAGAAATCTTCCGGCATCCCGCTCGTGCAGGAACTGAGGAGGATCGGCATTCCGGTTCAGGAGTACGTTCCGTCTCGTGGACAAGATAAGGTATCGCGTGTAAACTCCATCACTGACCTCTTCGCGTCTGGGTGCGTTTTCGCTCCGGAGACGAAGTGGGCTGAGGAGGTCATTGAAGAGTGTGCCTCATTCCCGACCGGGGACCAAGACGACTACGTGGACAGCATGTCGCTTGCCCTCATGCGCTTCCGTCAGGGCGGGTGGGTAGGCGTCCCGAGTGACGAGGACTGGGACGAGAAGGCACCCATCCGAAGGCGTGAGCCGTTCTACTAAGGATTAGATGATGGACATCGAAAACACTACCTTCCGCCCGAACGGTGGCCCCGTACCCTTCCCGGAGGAAGAGGAAGATCCGCTTGAAGTCACGATCCTCGATGATGAGGGGAATGAAATCGAGGAAGAGGAGCCTGAGGAGCCGGAGGTCTTCGGGAGCAATCTCGCGGAGTTCATCGATAAGGGCGAGCTCTCGAGGCTTTCCTCGACGCTGATCGTGGACGTCGACGATGACAAGATGAGCCGCCGGGAGTGGTACCAGTCTTACGAGGACGGCCTCGCTCTGCTGGGGTTCACCTCTGAAGAGCGCACCACGCCATGGGAGGGGGCATGCGGTGTCTTCCACCCCTTGATGGCTGAGGCTGTCATTCGTTTCCAAGCCCAGACGATCATGGAAATCTTCCCCGCCTCCGGCCCGGCCAAGACGAAGATCATCGGCAAGGAAACCCCGGACAAGCAGAAGCAGGGTGAGCGGGTTCAGGACGAGCTGAATTATTTTGCCACCGAGAAGATGACGGAGTACCGCCCGGAAACGGAGAAGCTCCTGTTCAACCTTCCCCTCGCCGGCTCCGCGTTCAAGAAGGTGTATTTCGACCCCATGCTTGGTAGGCCGGTCGGGATGTTCGTTCCGGCCGAGGACTTCATTGCACCGTATGGCGCGTCTGACCTGCAATCATGCCCGCGGTACACGCACGTGATGCGGAAGTACCCGAATGAAATCCGCAAGGCACAGGTGTCGCGTTTCTATGTCGATATCGACCTGAGTGATGCCCACCCGATCAGGAACGAGACCGACGCCGCCAAGGACGAGACCAAGGGCGAGACCCCGTCAGTCCGTGACGACCGTCACACGCTGTACGAGCTCCACGTGGATCTGGACATCGAGGGCTACGAAGATCCGGATGGCATTGAGCTCCCCTATGTGATCACCATCGACAAGGACAGCGGCAATGTTCTGGCCGTCTATCGGAACTGGAACGAAGGTGACGAACTGAAGCGGAAGATCATCCACTTCGTGCCGTACCATTACGTTCCGGGCATTGGCTTTTATGGCTACGGCCTGATCCACCTGATCGGTGGCATTGCCAAGTCTTCCACTTCCATCCTGCGCCAGCTGGTGGACGCCGGTACCCTGTCCAATCTTCCCGGCGGCCTTAAGACCCGCGGCATGAAAGTGAAGAACGAGAGCGAGCCCATCGAGCCGGGCGAGTTCAGGGACGTGGATGTCCCCGCCGGCACCATCAGGGACAACATCGCCTTCCTGCCCTACAAGGAGCCGTCCGCAACTCTGTACCAGCTGCTCACCAACATGGTGGATGAGGGGCGCCGTCTGGGCTCCATGGCCGATATCAAGGCCACCGACATGTCCGCTCAGGCTCCCGTAGGAACCACCATCGCCCTGATTGAGAAGGCGGCCAAGCTGATCACGGCCGTCCACGCGCGCACGCACGCGAGCATGAAGATGGAGCTCAAGATCCTCGGCTCCATCATTGCCAACGACATGCCGCCTGAATACGAATACGAGCAGCATGACGGACAGTTCGACAGACGCAAGGATTTCGGGCCGCCGGTTTCAATCCTGCCCGTTTCCGATCCCAATGCCTCGTCGCTCGCTCAGAGGGTGGTGCAGCACCAAGCCGCAATGCAGCTGGCTGCGCAGGACCCGGACATCTACAATAAGCCGCTCCTCCACCGGAAGATGCTGGACACGCTCCAGATCAAGGACAGCGACCAGCTGGTGAAGCTGCCGGAAGACATCAAGCCGATGGACCCGGTCACGGAGAATATGGGCATCCTTACCAAGGCGCCGATCAAGGCATTCTTGGAGCAGGACCACGAGGCCCATCTGGTGGTCCACATGAATTTTGCCAATGACCCGAAGATCAAGGAGATGGTTGGTCAGAGCGCCAATTCAGGTGCTATATTGGGAGCCATGGAAGCTCACATTGCCGAGCACCTCGGCTTCGAATATCGGCGTCGCATGGAATTGAAGATGGGCGTTCCTCTACCGCCCCCGGGCGAGCCTCTGCCAATCGAGGTCGAATACGACCTGTCGAAGCTCCTCGCCGCGGCCAGCGCCAAGGTCATCAAGGAGAACATGGACGAGAAAGAGAAGGACGCCGCCGCGGAAGCTCTCAAGGATCCGATCATCCAGATGCAGATGCGCGAGCAGGACCTCAAGGAGCGCGAGTTCGATCATGAGGCGACCGTGGACGAAGCCAAGCTGGAGATCGACCGTGACGAGCTCAGGCTCAAGGAGAAGAAACTGGACCTTGACGCACGCATTGCGGGAGCGAAGGTCAACAAGGATGCTACGGAAAGCGTCATAAAGGAGAAGCAGGCGAGTGGACGCAGAAACCCTAAGACATCTTCTTAATCGCTACAACGAGCGCTACGAGGAGATAAAGGACATCAGCATCGGTGGTGGCACCGAGCGGGAGTACAACGTTGCCTGCGGCAAGGCCGCGGCATTCAAGGAGATGGCTGACCAGATCGATGAGTGGATCACGACCATGGACCGCAACACCGAGAAGCCCGGCAGCGGGAAGAAAGGGCCCTACTGATGGATAGTAAACCTGTTTGACAGTCCGTTTAAA